ACATCAAGGCTCCGATCTTTGTGGCACGGCAGCTAGTCAAGCATAAGTTCTTGAGATGGAACGAAATATCTAGGCGATACGTTGATGATGAGCCTGAGTTCCATGAGCCTTCAGTGTGGCGAGGTCGTGCTGAGAATGTGAAGCAGGGCAGTGCGGGTGAAGTTAAGCTACCTTACCTAGTACCACATGAGTTCAATAGATCCGCCCTGCACGAATACGAAACTCTGCTTGAAGCAGGTGTAGCACCTGAGCAAGCCCGTATGGTACTGCCACAGTCCACTATGACAGAGTGGTACTGGAGTGGTAGCTTGGATGCCTTTGCTGATATGTGTAACTTGCGTTGCAAGTCAGACACACAGGCAGAGACACGGTTAGTTGCACAACAGATTGACTACAAGATGATTGAACTATTCCCTGTATCGTGGGACGCACTGACGGAGGATGACGATGATAAAGAGTGAGTGGGATCGTCTAGTAAAAGAACGTGAAGACTTTAAGGAGAGTGTATTGGCAGAGCATACAGCAGACATCGTGCATGAACCTAAGCACTATGCACGGTGGTCCATTGAGCCTATCACATACATCATGCGTAATGGCTTTGAGTTCTGGCGTGGGAATATCATTAAGTATGCCAGCCGTGCAGGATACAAGATGTATGAGGGTAAGACGCAGGTACAAAGTGAGATCCTTGACTTAGAGAAAGTTCAAAGGTATTGTCAGATGCGCATCAACCAACTTAATGGAGAGGAGAAGCTATGATACCTATAGGTCAACTAAGATTGTTACTCACTAAGGCTGGGCTAGAGTACGTCATCACTCGTGTTGAGGGTAACATAGCACACGTCAACATTATTGTAGAGGAGCAGCCAGATGTACACAGTTGAGTTTGAATCAGATGCGGCGGTGGTTACATCACTAGATCAAAAAGATAAGTACGAAGACGTAGAGATGGTAGTTGCAGAAGATAACACCGTGTATATACGTCAGTTTGACGAGCAACTAAATCAGTATCAGATGATCTACATGTCGTACCAACAGCTACTAGACCTATTCAGTGCTCTACGTAGCCCCGAAGGTGCCTTCTATGCCCATCTATCAAAGGAGTAATACGATGACACAAGAAACTAGTAATGATTACACACGGTTACAGAAAGCTGTAGAGAAATACGGCCTGTCCATTGCGGAAGGTGTACGAGCAATCGAAATGTTTGCCAATGACAAAAGATTTCAAGAGGAGCTTGACATAGTATACAATAATAAAGTAGTAGATGATTGGGATGAATGGTATCCCTTGGATGAAATGTAGGAGAACTTATGAAACACCTTACCCTTGACGTAGAAAACACTGTGGTTAAACGTAATGGGAAGATGCACCTTGATCCGTTTGAGCCTGAGAATGCATTAGTTATGGTTGGTATGCTAGATGATCTTGGCAATGAAGACATCATTACATTCGATCACTCTGAGCAACAACCCACACTAGAAGGTAAACTCATTGTTCAACTAAAACTAAACACTACAGAACTTCTGATCATGCACAATGCAGCACACGACTTGCTGTGGCTATGGGAGTCTGGCTTTGTATATGATGGCCCGGTATTCGATACCATGCTAGGTGAGTACGTACTTCAACGTGGGCAGAAGCAGCCTCTATCTCTTGAGGCATGTGCTGAACGGTACAACCTCGACACACAGAAGCAAGACACACTCAAGGAGTACTTCAAGCAGGGCTACTCTGTACGTGACATACCTCATGCAGAGTTGTCAGAGTATCTTTCACATGACCTTCACGCAACACAACAGTTGTACAAGAAGCTAGACTACAAGTACACACAGGAAACATCTCTTGCAGACACAATCAAGCTTACTAACCAACTGGCTATACACCTAGCCCGTATATACCAACGTGGTTTTCACGTAGACTTAGATGCTCTTGAGGATGTACGCAGTGACTTCCAAAAAGAACGTGATCAGTTGGTGATGGATCTTGATGAGCAGGTACGTGACCTGATGGGTGATCGTACTATAAACCTAAACAGCCCAGAGCAATTGTCTTGGGTTATCTATAGCCGCAAGCCTAATGATAAGAAAGTGTGGGCTGGCCTATTCGATGACTACAAAATGTCTGACACAAAGTATCGTAGCACTGTACGTAACAACAGCACGGTGCTATACCGACAGAAAGCAAAGCAGTGCACCACATGCAAAGGTACAGGGCAGATACGGAAGGTAAAGAAAGATGGAACACCCTACGCCAGAACTAGCAGATGCAGTTCGTGTGACAGTACAGGTTATCTTTTTATGGATGATAATAAGGTGGTTGGGGGACTGAAGTTCCAAGCACCATCAAAGAAGTGGGTATCTGCTAACGGATTTGCTACAGGCAAAGACAAACTAGAATACCTTGAAGGCGTAGCTAGGCAACGTGGTATGGAAGATGCGGTACTATTCTTACAACGAGTACGCAGACTTTCTGCAGTCGATACCTACCTATCTAGTTTTGTAGAGGGTATTCGTACTCACGTAAAACCTGATGGCAAGCTGCATGTACGACTACTGCAGCACCGCACGGCAACAGGCAGACTATCTGGTGCTGACCCCAACATGCAGAACATGCCACGTGGTGGTACGTTTCCCGTCAAGAAGGTATTCAAGTCCCGTTGGGAAAACGGTAAGATTATGGAAGCCGACTTTGCCCAGCTAGAGTTTCGGGTTGCTGCATATTTATCACAAGACATGACAGCAATCGACGAGGTAGCCACAGGCTTTGATGTACACAGCTACACTGCACAGGTTATCTCTGACGCAGGACAACCTACTTCACGTCAGGATGCCAAGGCACACACATTTGCTCCTTTGTATGGAGCCAGTGGGTTTGGTCGTACAGAGGCTGAAGCTGCCTACTATGTACAGTTTACCAAGAAGTATAACGGCATTGCCAGATGGCACAAAGAGTTAGCCAGTGAGGCTCTCAGTACAGGTAAGATACGTACACCATCTGGCCGTGAGTTTTCTTTTCCCGGTGTATCACGTAAGGCAAATGGCACTGTTACATTTTTCACACAGATCAAAAACTTTCCTGTGCAATCCTTTGCAACGGCAGACATCGTACCAATATCTCTGATATACATTGACAAGTTATTAGAGGCTAACAAGTTACACAGTTGTATAGTCAATACAGTACACGATTCAATTGTAATTGACGTACACCCAGAAGAGGAGCAAAAAGTACTACGAGTAATAACCGCAGCCAATGACAAGCTGTTACAAATTGTCAATAAAAAGTGGGGCTTAGACTTCAACGTCCCACTATTACTTGAGGCAAAGATAGGGCCAAATTGGCTTGACACAAAAGATGTAGCATGATATAACTACAGTTCTTGAAAAATCATAGGAGATTATAAATGACACAAGTAGCAACTATTAACACCGATAACTACGCAGCAATGGCAGAAGCAATGGGCATGTCCACAGATGCTGGCCCAAAGAAATCTCAGTCAAGCACACTTGCACGATTGCGTATCAACCACTCACCTATCATGGGTGAAGCACAAGTAAACGGCAAGTCCGTGAAGATGGAAGTAGTACCGGGTGGCACATACAAATTGGAAATACCAGATGGTCCGACATACTACTCGACTAATGTTACCATTCGCCCATTCGTACAACGGTTTATGTACAAACGTTTCATCATGGCGTCAGGTGACACACCCAATCGTTACGTCAAGACACTTATGGCTAACGATCTAAACAGTGACCTCAAAGACAATGACGGTGGCTTCAACTGTGGTAAACCAGCTGGCTGGATTGAAGACTTCAAAGCCCTACCAGAGAAGACACAAGAGTTGATCCGCCAGATCAAACGTGTTCGTGTCATGTTCGGTACAGTAGAGATGCTTGATGTCATGGATGCACAAGGTAACCCGGTAGACTTGGAACCCCAAGCATTCATCTGGGAGATTGAGAACCGTGATGCATTCAAGACTGCAGGTGGTATCTTCTCTAAGCTGAGTCGTATGCGTCGACTTCCAGTGCAACACAACATCAAGTCTGGCACAGAAGAACGTGCCCTGCCCAACGGTAATGTATTCTACTTGCCTACTATGGAACTTGATATGGGTGAAACACTAGACGTTTCTGACGCAGCACAAGAGACCTTTGCAAACTTCTTAGCTTGGGTAGAGAACTACAATGAGTACATCAAGGGTGCATGGCAAGAGAAGGCTTACAAGAATGATGACACCGATACGGATACGGTAGAAGCTTTTGTAGATATTGACGAGGAGGACTTCGTATAATGAACCATCCCGGCGAACTGGCACTACACCAGTACATGACAGATGCAGTCAACGGCAAGTCTACCATGAAGGATGAAACAATCCAACAGGTGGCTTCCGAGATTGCAGATGCATTGAAACGTCAGTTTGGTAGTGGCAAGTCTCGTGGCGAGTTTAGAATGAGGATGTCCAACATTGGGCGTCCGACTTGTCAACTGTGGTTTGAGAAGAACAGACCAGAGACTGCACTACCTAAACCTACAACCTTCATTATGAACATGATGCTAGGTGACATAGTAGAGGCTGTATTCAAAGGACTACTCACAGAAGCAGGGGTAAAATTTGAAGATACTGACCACGTTACTTTGGATGTAGGTGACAGTGCAGAAACCAAAGTCAACGGCAGCTACGATCTAATTGTAAATGGTGCTGTCGACGATGTGAAGTCAGCATCAGATTGGTCTTACCGTAACAAGTTTGAATCCTTCGATTCCCTTGCAAAGGGAGATAGCTTTGGTTACGTAGGACAACTTGCAGGTTATGCCAAGGCTTCTGGTAAACGTGCTGGTGGTTGGTGGGTAGTGAACAAAGCCAATGGCGAGTTCAAGTATGTACCTGCAGACAATCTTGACATGGACGAAGAGCTGGGCAAGATTAAGAACACGGTCGAGACAGTAAACAAAAACGTATTCAAACGTTGCTTCTCTCCCGTACCTGAATTCTTTCGGGGTAAGCCAACCGGTAATACAATACTGAATGACGGATGTAAATTCTGTGATTATCGACAGGCATGTTGGCCCACTATGGTAGAGGAACCAGCACGTATGTCAAAAGCAAAAGACCCCAAGATGGTCGCATATATAGAGGAGTAAGCATGTTAGGTGATGGTGAAATTGAACAGATGCAGGAAGAGATTGATCTTCTGGAGGCACAGTTAAAGGAACGCAGACAGCATTTACACAAAGTACGTTATGCAAAGTTACGAGAAGCAGTACAAGCTCGTAAGGATGCAGAAGAAGAAGTCATTGCAGAGCTAACTAAGCTAGGCATCAAGAGCTTTAGAGGTGGCTGGGGATTCCCATGAACGGCAAGCAGTTCCGTGCTGCACAGAAGCATGGGTATAGGAGTGGACTAGAAATCAAAGTCAAAGATTACTTGAAAGAACACAAAGTAAAGTTCAAGTATGAAGCCATTAAGATTGAATGGGAAGACTTGATGTACCGCACCTATACCCCTGACTTCGTGCTACCTAACGGGTTAATCATAGAAGTAAAGGGGTTGTTCACGGCTAGTGATAGACGCAAACATCTTGCCATTAAAAAGCAACACCCAAGCTTAGACATACGTTTCGTATTTGAAAGCAGCAAACGTAAGCTAAGTAAGGGTGCCAAAAGTACATATGCTACATGGTGTGAAAAGAATAAATTTCTGTATGCCGATAGAGTTGTACCAGAAAATTGGCTGAAAGAAAAAGGTATTGACAACCACCCTGATTTGGTGGTATTCCCTAGTGAGAAAATAAAAAGGAGTTAGCATGGACAACAATGAAAAAACACTTATAAACTTTGACTCAAACGATTTCGTGATCCGCATTTCGCCACAGGTTATGGAAGACAATTCTTGGTCTGGGGATATTGATGTAGGGGTACTGACAACAGATGACAACAGTCTGAGCCGATCAGACTTCAATCACTTATCTATGCTGGCTGATATGCTAGTGGCATGCATACCATTGATGGAGAGGGATGCAGGTTTACGTAACAAGCTGTTTGATTTGCTCAACACAGAGATGAACGATACCCCCACAGAAACGACTAGTGTACCAGAGAAATACGTATCACTAGATGATAACGTTGTTAAAGTAAAGTTCCACTAGTAGGAGAATACGGATGGAAGAAGATGATAGTTAAAGTATTTTTGACATTGGAAGTATTAGAAGATGAATACCCAGTACCTGTAGACGGTATCATCGACACAGAGATAGAAGATAAACTACAGGATTTCATCCATGATGTGGATGGCATGGAAATTAAGAACATAAAGATACTGACACAGGAGTGACTATGAATAATTATTTACCTACAGACTACCAAGCATTTATCCACACATCTAGGTATGCTCGTTGGCTAGAAGAGCCTAACCGCCGTGAAGGTTGGGGAGAAACAGTAGACCGTTACATGGATAATATTGTGACACCTTTACTGACAGATGAAAAGGATGGGAAGGTATACGAAGACATTCGTGCGGCTGTTACCTCGTTGCAGATCATGCCTTCCATGAGAGCTATGATGACAGCAGGTCCAGCCGCATCACGGGACAATACGTGTATGTACAACTGCTCATACCTGCACGTAGATCATCCGTATGCCTTCGATGAAGCAATGTTTATCCTGCTATGTGGGACAGGAGTTGGCTTCAGTGTTGAACGACAGTTCGTAAGCAAACTGCCAGAGGTTTCACCGTTGTTTGACAGTGAGACAACCATTGTCGTAAAGGACAGCAAAGAGGGCTGGGCTAAATCCTACCGTCAGCTGCTTGCACTTTTGTGGGCTGGTGAGATTCCTAAGTGGGATGTCAGTAAGGTACGCCCAGCAGGTGCACGATTGAAGACATTCGGTGGACGTGCCAGTGGTCCCGGCCCTCTGGTTGATCTGTTTAACTTCACAGTACAGACATTCAAGGCAGCACAAGGGCGTAAGCTGTCTTCCATTGAGTGCCATGACTTGATGTGCTTCATCGGTCAGATTGTTGTGGTCGGTGGTGTACGGCGCAGTGCTATGATTTCATTGAGTAATCTTAGTGATGATCGTATGCGACATGCTAAGTCTGGGCAGTGGTGGAACGAGGCATCGTACCGGGCACTAGCAAACAACAGTGTGTCGTACACAGAGAAGCCAGACATGGAAACATTCATGCGTGAATGGCTATCATTAGTAGAGAGTAAATCGGGAGAACGTGGTGTATTCAATCGTCAAGCAAGTAAAAAACAAGCTGAAAAGTATGGTCGGCGTGATCCGAACTATGACTTTGGAACAAATCCTTGTTCTGAAATTATCCTTCGATCTGGTCAGGTGTGCAACCTCACAGAAGTTGTTGTCCGTGCTACGGATACCATCGAAACTCTGGCGGAAAAGGTACGACTCGCAACCATTCTGGGTACGATACAATCTACCTACACCAAGTTCCCCTATCTGCGAAAGATGTGGCAACGAAATACAGAAGAAGAACGCCTGTTGGGTGTGTCACTCACAGGGGTGATGGACAATCCCCTTATGACACTAAAGAACAAAGGATTAGATGAAACACTTTCATACCTTCGCAAGGTGGCTGTTGATACTAATGCTGAGTGGGCTTCTCGCCTTGGTATCAATGTTAGTACTGCTATTAGTTGCAATAAACCTTCTGGTACTGTATCACAATTGGTCGATTCAGCCTCCGGTATACACGCCAGACACAACGATTATTACATCCGAACCGTTAGAGGAGATAACAACGATCCCCTAACAGAGATGATGAAAGATCAAGGCATCCCTGCTGAACCTTGCGTGTTTAATCCTGAGACTACTACGGTGTTCAGCTTCCCTGTGCAGTCACCACCAAATGCCGTTACACGTAATGACATGTCAGCAATTGAACAGCTAGAGACATGGCTTGCTTACCAACGACACTGGTGTGAACATAAACCATCGGTGACTTGCACAGTTCGGGAAGAAGAGTGGTTAGCTGTGGGTGCATTCGTGTACAAACACTTTGATGAGATGTCAGGTGTGTCATTCTTACCACACTCAGATCATACTTATCAGCAAGCACCCTATCAGGATTGCAACAAGGATGAATATGAGGCATTACTAAATAAGATGCCTGAGAAGATTGATTGGTCTAAGTTGAGTAGCTACGAAACAGAAGATGGCACAAGCTCTAGCCAAGCATTTGCATGTACCGGTGACTCATGCGAAATCGTAGACATCGGAGCATAGGCACTGTAGCATCGCCCTGTGTAAAGGTCTGTCGCATTAACAACGATAGATACTGCACAGGGTGTATGCGAACTATTGACGAGATAAGGGAGTGGCCTATCATGTCGGAGAAAGAACAAAAGAAATTACTACTCGTAATACAGGAGAGATTGAATGTGGACGGTGATAAGTAGAGACCAGTGTAACTTCTGTGACCTAGCTAAAACAATGATGAAAGGATGTGACTTGCCTTACACAGAGTACAACATCCAATCCCCCAGTAGTAAGTGGGTTTTAACCTTGCTGAAAAAGGGTGGCGTAACTACTGTACCCCAGATATTCCAACCAGACGGGACACTGTTGGGCGGCTACACGGAATTAAAAGAATTCGTAATTAAAAACTATTCATAACTAGGAGATTACAATGATCAAACATCCTTTTAACAAATCTTGGTACGATCAATTTGATGGGGTAGCTAAGAAAACTTTAGCTCAACACCTACTCAATAAAGGCCATGATGTAAATGACGTTAAGGAAGACTACAATGTAGACGTAGTGTCCACTAAAAACGACTACACATACTTCAATGAGGCAGAAGTCAAACGTGCATGGAAGGGTGACTGGCCTACCGATTGGGCAGAGATCCGCATACCAGAACGCAAGAAACGTTTGGTAGAGATGTACAAAGAAGAGAACGGAGTCCTAAACTTCTACATATTCCGAAATGACCTCAAGCAAGTATTCCGTATTAAGGATACATCCCTTACAGAGGATCGACTGAAGGAAGCAAAGGGACGTTACATCCGTGCAGGTGAGAAGTTTTTTCATATCCCATACACAGAGGCGGAACTTATTAACCTATGATACATACTGATGATCTAGAGCCACCACAAAAACCTATCAAGTCACGTAGGAAAACTAATTACAAGGGAGCATCTGCAAAAAAGACATCAGGCTTTGTGCCAAAGACAAGCAACCAACGTGTGCTGTGGGACAGTATGAAAACACACGATCAAGTGTTTGTCCTTGGTCCTGCGGGTACAGGTAAGACATACGTAACTGCTACATATGCTGCTGATCTGTACACTACAAAAGAGATTGACAAGATCGTCATCACTCGCCCTCATGTGGCTGTAGGTAGAGAGTTAGGTTTTTTAAAAGGAGACCTACACGAGAAGACGATGCCGTGGGCATTGCCTGTACTAGATGTATTAGAGAAACACTTAGGAAAAGGAACTGTAGAAACCGCCATCAAGAATGGTAACATTGAGATGGCACCACTTGCTTTGATGCGAGGAAGAAGCTTTGATAGTTCCTTCATCATTGTAGACGAGACACAGAACATAACACTACACGAATTGAAAATGCTATTGACACGAGTGGGTGAAGGTAGTACCATTGTGCTGAATGGCGACATACAACAGAGTGATCTCAAGGAAGCTGACGGATTGAGTAGGGTAGTCCACTTAGCTAAGAAGTATATGCTTCCTGTCCCTATCGTTGAGTTTACAGTGGATGATATTATTCGTAGTGACATATGTGCTGAGTGGGTAAAAGTTTTTATGAAGGAGAATGTATAATGGATACTAAAAAGTTAACACGCAAAGAACGTGGACTTGGTAAGTTCGATGCCCCGTTAAGGTTCCAACACGATAAAGGGTATCGTGACTTTCAAAAAGGAAGAGTGGGCAGTCCCTTTCCCCTCGACACAATGCAATATAGGGAATGGTTACGTGGGTTTAACAAAGCCTACTTCGAGCAGCTAAAACGGGTAAAGGCTAATGAACAAACTAAAGGAAGAGGCAGAACAATTTCTAAAGGAGAAGTACACCATGTCTGATTTTAATTCGTACCAACGATCAGCCGCAGGTACAGCAGTATACCCAGAACAACACAAGATACTATATCCAGCCCTTGGCCTAGCAGGTGAGGCAGGTGAGGTAGCAAACAAGGTCAAGAAGCTTGTACGAGATGGCCCAGAGAATAGGCCAGAGACTTGGCGAGAGGACATTGCTAGTGAGATAGGTGATGTACTATGGTACTGTGCTGCATTAGCCACCGATCTAAACCTAACACTAGGTATGATCGCAGGGCAGAATGAAAAGAAGCTAAGTGCTAGGAAAAAAGCAGGTACAATCGGTGGGAGTGGAGACACTAGGTAAAAAAAGAGGGGGCTTAATTGCCCCCTTTTCTTATCTTATTGCTTCTTTGTAAGCCTCACCTAACATTATCATTTGTTGTAAGTCTTCTGCACTTGAGCCATCCGGTGATCTACCGTTCTCCTCTATGAACTTAACAGTTGCATACTTACGGAAGTCGGGAGACATACGCCTATACTTCGTCTGGGCAATCAAGTAAGGATCACCTGACATGTACTCCATACCAGCATCACGAAGCTGGCTCTTTAGGTTGGAAACCTGTGATTTAATCAGAGGTACAATTTCAGAATTTACATACTGATTTTCTGTGATCTTTTCTTTAAACTCTAGTGACTTAGTTTGATATGCGTCACGTACGTACCCTTCCATAGACTCAGCTATAGCTACGATAGTTGGGATGTGCTTACGTAGTTCTTTGTTTTCGGCACGTTGAATGCTTGGGACACGTGACTTACTACCAAGCTCCCATTCCTGCATACCCTTACTCTTCAGGTACTCCCCGTACTTGGCATCCTTCTCTTGGAAGTTAAGACCAAAGATAACACGAGACAGGACATTAGTACGATCTTTCGTACCGCCTTCCGCATATAAGAATTCACGTTCCGGTAACGCAGCTTCCTCTTCTGCACTCATGGTAAATCCACGTTGATCAAATGGACGTTTTACTTCTTTGCCAAGGGTTGACCAGAACCCTAGATCAGGGTCTTCACGTACATCTTTGTATGCTGTACCACGTAGACCTGCGGCACGTTGTGATTCAATCACCTGTCCGAAAGGTACTGCCCAAGTAGAAAGGTATTGACCAAGTGCACCACCTAGTGCTTTAGCTGTAGTTTCTTCAGCTGTCAGATCAAGGCCAGTTGCAAGATCCGCAACCTCTTCTAAGAAAACATTGCCTACACCTGTGCGGAAGTTAACACCTAAGAATGTATCTTGGAACTCACGAACGTCAAACCAATCGCCTAACGTACCATCCATAGCACGTTTAGTTGCTTCACCAAGGTACAGGAACTGACGCAGTGGATACTGTGGTGTAGTATCTAGCATTTCATCGTCAGAAGTAGTGACCATTTTATAGTCTGCATTTGCATCTTCACTAGTACGATACTGATATGCAGCACCAATAGCAGACCAACCTAAGATGTTGCGTTGAATACGTTGACGATCTTTAGCTGTTAGTGGGCCACGTTGTCCTTTAGAGACAAGGCTTGCCATCTTACGTGTAATAGGTATAGATGCACCACCGGCATACTGACCCAACAATTCCATACTGTTAAACATAAATCGTGGGAAGGGCATTACAGTAGTTAAACCATTACGTACAATGAAGCTTGCAGTACTTTGGAATACAGGTATGTCTGGTTGTTTAGCATAAGTAATATCTAATGCTTTATTAACACTATCGTCAACCAATTCCATAAAGCTACGAGTACCTGCAGGACGTACAGAAGAAGCATCGTTAAGTAGGTCACGAACCTTACCTTCGTTTAGTGCATCAACAAGATCTATGTCCCACTCACGCCGTGACAAACGTTCAAGCTCACCGAAGAAAGCACCCCTACGAATTAAATATTCTTGCATACGGTTAGGTGTGTTTATTACATCCACACCGTCCTCTAAAGCAGATAGTACTGTGTCAACTGCGCCACCCTTACCACGTCCTGTTAGTGCTTGAATCTCATTGATGTTATTAAACATACGATCAAATTGATCCCCAAGTTCTGGGCGTTTTAGAAGTAGATCAGTGTATCGTTTAGCCTCAATTGGATTGCGAAACATATACTTCATCTGGCGAAAGCTATCCGTCCAAACGTCCCCATCAAATATAGCACCAATAGCACCCGTCTTGTTGCCAGTTGATAGTCTATAAAGAGACTCGTCCATAACATTACCTAAGCTCTCCATAGGCGCACGAATAGCACCGGATGTAAGGTTACGAGATGCGGTAGCAAGCTGAGAAACCAACCCACCACGGCGAACATTTTCAATTCGCATAACAGTTTTACGTATATCTCCTGCAGCATTTTTAGCTGCATTTTCTTTGGCTGCCTTTCCTGCACCTGCTGGACGTGCTCTTGCTATCTGAGATAGTTTGTTAAGTATTTTACCTGCCTCAGAACCTGCGCCTACAACAGTCAAAACATAATCGTCAAATGAGATGTTATACTTTGTAAGCATATCTGCGAGAGTATCAGATGCAAGCAGGTCTTCATTGACGGTTAACGCAAACAAGTCATCAATGAGAGTTTCATTACTACTAAAGGCAGAAGGGTTAGACTTTTTGAGTTCAGAAGCAACAGCTACAATGCCATTAAACTTTTCTGGCTTCAATAGTGCAGACACAAGTACATCTGGATCGTCAGTCAAGTGTGCAAACTGTACTGTCTGATCAACCAAACCTTCTTCAAGTGTGTCCTTAACAGGTTTGTTTTTGTAGTTAAGTATTTCTTCTGAAGTTTCTTTACCAGCTTGACGTACAAGTGTTGGATCAATTACTTTTTTACCTGCATCACCAGTAGAAATTGTCTTACCAGTACGTGTTTCAAAGGCTTCAATGAGAGCTTGTTGTACATCTTTATTAGCTTCCGCAACTTTCTTAGCCTCAACTGCAGCTTTCTGGGCAACCTCTGTTTCAGCAGCAGCTGCACCCTTGGCATTTAGTTTAGCACGTGCCATCTTTTTGATGTTAGTTCCAGTAAGAAGTTGAACACCTTTTTTAGCAACCTTACCACCAACCATTGCACTAAGACCTACTTCTACAAGCTGGGCACCTATTACGGCAGTACCTATGAGGTTGTTTGCTAACCCACCTTCATCCCAAAACCTCTGGGCTATTTCATACATATCGTCTGTTTCTTCTGCGGATAAAGCAGCCCCCATTACTGGTGACCACTCTAAGCCATTCATAACGCCGTATATAGTATTGACTGCAAAATCTTTGTCAAGCATTTCATCAATTAGTTTACGGTGGATTGGGTTATCTGTTTGAGACATATACTCCGATATATAATCTGCCTGTTTCTGTATGTCTTCTTCAAAGTTACGAGGAATGAACTCAGTAGTTTGAAATTGTTCTTGTACCTTGTCTAATTGAAGTTGACCTACTTCCGAAAGGTTACCCGACTCATCTGTATATTTTGTATTGATGGCATCTATTAACTGATCACGCCGTTCAATAATCTTTTGGTTCGTGTCAGATACCATCCCACTCTGTGCTTCTATGTAGTCATCGCCATAAGCTTCAGTATATTGAATACGTGTTTTTTCAATTGCTGTTTTAAGACGTGGGTCTTCATAACTTTCGTCTGCCTTAGCTTGATCAAGCATTTCATTCATTTGTAGCTCTGCTTCAGAAGTTTGCTGCCCCATAGTAGGTGCATCAATGTCTTCTACATAGGTAGTATTCTGTTCTGTAGCATAGTCTTCCTGCGGCAGAGGTTGCTCCACCGTAGGCTGTGTTTTAGGAAGGGGGGCGGAGAAAGGTACAAACGTTACTCCGTTGTCTTCTTCCTCTTTAGATGTGAGCTTACTAGCAAAGGGAACAAAATCTGCCATTAGTACACTACACCGAAGTCACTTATTAGTGCCAATTTAGTGTTGCCTTGTTCGTCTGTGTACGCAACAACATCATTTTGTTTGTACATTCCTTCAGAAGCCTCTTGTTGCAATTGCTCTCGTGTTCTACCTTCACTGGGAAGTGCTTGAAATTTTTTTGCAGTAGAAGCATCTGCCCCAGATATAGATGCGTCATTGTCTGAAGCTGCACGGGCGGCTCCTAGATGGGAACGGTAAACAGTTTGTTTGTAAGCCTCGACAGATGCGTCTGTAGAGTTTTTAACATTTGCAATCATAGTTTTAAATGTTGTATCTTTCGTATCTCCATACTGACTTACTAGATTTGCATGTGCACGGTATCTCAAGGCAAAGGCATTTGCTTCATTGCCTGTTTGCACAAGTTTAATTTTTCCAGTAATGTCTTTTTCTGCCAAACCCTCTAATTCAAATGTCCTTTGAATCTCGTTATCCACAAAACTATCTCGACTTTGCTTACTAAAGTCCAATGTCCCAGAACCCTCGCCATCTTTATCTAAGCTTGACTTAAATTGTTTATATTGTTCTAGTGTCTGCTGATATATGGCTTCCAGATTTTCACGTTTGGCAGGGTCTGTGGTATTCGTACGCATTGAATCCAGTTCAACTAGACGTGCTTCATACGTTTTGGCTTTAGTTACATCTTTTTCTGTGGGTGGTGCAGTAAATCGAGAAACAAAAGGTGAACCCTCTGCTTGAGCTACCTTTGCCTCTACCTCACCCGACTCAATAGCAGCCATCTGTGGGCTAATCTGAGAGCCACGGGGATCATCTATGTCAAATGCAATCTCACTCTGTACTTCAGCTTTAGGCATGGAGTAACCAGCCGAAGGATCATATCCTTTTTCAGACATAGTTTTTGCATACTTTAGTGCATAACCACCTGCAGTTTTACCCTTAGACAAGATGTCACCTACTTGTTCTTTAGTGTAGAACAGGCTCAATCCTTCAGCAATTTCTCTTGCTTCTTTTTCATCGGCTCTACGTTGAGTAACAGCAGCCATACGTGCCTTACGTTTAATTTCTTTTTCGTCTTGATCTTCTTTGTACATCTGTGCTTCTTTAGTCTTGATCATTTCAACCAAGTTCTCAGAAGCCCCGCCGATAAACGCCCCAAAATTAAACGCCATTGTTATCTCCTCGCCATCAATCCTGCAGGTGCAGGTTCTACTTCTTCATCTGGCTCCATTGGCATTTCTTCTACGCCATCTTCATTTGCCAAATCATCCTTCATCTCACGTAGTACTTTACTGATAGCTGAACTACTGAATTTATCAGTGTCTCTTTGTTCAGGCTCAATACCTACCACATAATCTGCTTCTTCTTCATCCCCCACGTAGGAGAGCATCTCAACGATGATAGGCATCATAAGGATACCAACATCAATTGTGTGCTTACCCTCCATCACAGAGCCTCCCTGCAGGGCGTTGGCTATAGTAGTCAAGGGAATACCAGACTCCATAACCTCTACTAGCTGATCTCGTGCTGACATGTTTAGAATGCGTTCAGCATAGTATTCTGCAGCACGTTCCACTGTTGGATACTGTGGTGGATGTTGCCAAGGACGTTCACCTAGCTCTGCGGTTAAACTTTGCCCCGGTATAGGAGCACTGAAAGTTGATCTATAGTCTTGTGACATTATTATAGGTTCCTATACTTACGAATTTCTTCCATGATATCTAGTGCAATATCTGCAGGTTCTTTACTTTCTGTTTCTTTAGA